AAAGTTTGAAATATGTTGATAATTGAGTACGATAATCAATTTAATCAATCAATTTAATCAACCAATTTAATCAACCAATTTAATCAATCAATTTAATCAATCAATTTAATCAACCAATTTAATCAACCAATTTAATCAATCAGACGATTAAACCAGTCAACACGGAATATTTGGATTGTTTACAATTTTATTTTTGGCCAGGATACAGACAACCCACATGACAATACAAAATGCTGCCATTACTCCAAATATCCCCACTGGGTAAGGCATACCCCAACCGGGTGGATCACCACGATCCACTTTTCCTGTGTCTAAATTAAAAAAGTAAGAACCATTATACCGAATGGTTGGTCTGTCATACTTTTCAATCCACACGAGTAGACACAGTCCAAACAAAAAGCCAAATACAAACCAACCTACGAAATAACCATTACCTAAATTTGGTTTCAATACCCAAATCAAGTAGAAAAACGCCGAGATACTGAAATAGTAAGCACTAAACAGCGACAAAAAATAATCCGGACTTGTGTATGAATCTCCGTACATGACCAACGACTGATCAACAGGTCCCAAATTTGCTTTTGAGTTGATGTTATTGTCTTTGTACAATTTGGTCAACTGTTCTCCGGATAGACCTTGGCCTGTTTCAGCAATCTTTGTTAGACCTTTGGTTTTGTACAACTGTTGGCGTTCTTCCGTAGACAATTTGCGTGCTTTATCGTAACCTAATCGTGCATGATTCCATCTGCAAAAAACAGCAATGACTATAAAGACAAAAAATATTACAATTTGTTGTGGGGCTGGTTTCTCCAATTGACCCAGGAAAGGTACTGAAATTTGACTCATTCGACTTTATTGTATTCAATATTAAATAATATTAAATATTGTTGTTGTGCGAATTACATGATCCATCCGTTTAACATGGTTGATTTTAGTTTATCATGTTTGATTTTGGTTTATCATGGTTGATTTTGGTTTATCATGTTTGATTTTGGTTTTACAGGCTTTAACTGCTCTAACGGTTGATTAAATCATCGTCGTCTTTATGTTTTCAACCGATCCATTTTCCAAGTTGATATCAAAGGATACTTTTAATGTTTTGTATTTGAAACAATTAGAACACTTACAATTTGCTTGAACCTGAACCGATGGTTGTGTCAGTGGTTGTGCCGGTGGTTGTGTCAGTGGTTGTGCCGGTGGTTGTGTCAGTGGTTGTGTCAGTGGTTGTGCCGGTGGAACCGTTCCTGATGGACGCCCGTGGGTTAAATGGTCTCGCAATGTCGCAACCAGACTACGCGGGTCGTGTACGGGTTTGTCCGCGCTATTTTCCCACACTAGGACCCCTCCTAAATTTTTCTCATATACAATTCGACATTTTTCAAGAATGGATTCTCGATTATCGTACGAATTAAACACTCGTTTTACTGGATCATAACTGTATGCTGCTTTGGATTCAGGATCCAGAAATTCTTGTGCTCCAGGCATGGGTAAGGCTTTGTAGTCTACAACCCCCTTTTCCCAAGACATGTCGGGAGACCCTCCAGATGCAGGTTGTCCCAAACCGTTTGTATTTGCAAATCCTCGACTGTAAAAAGCAGCCCCGATGAAAATTTTATGTGCTGGAACTCCTCTCGATAAGTAATAGTCTGCGGCTTCTTCACAAGACCATTTACCATGACTGGATTTTCGAGGATTGGTGTGATGCGCAGTTTTGGTTTCTCCCCAATTTCCATCGTGAAAATCATAGGTCATTACATGAAGTTCGTCAAGGTAGGGATGCATCTGTTCCACATCAAACTTTGCTTTTTCAGGAGCAGCGACACAGCACATTGCGATTGTGTAATGCTTGATGCGATTATCTTGATTAAACGTATTCCGTAATTGCTTCAAAAACAACACAAAATTTTTTGAATCGGATCGAGAAACAGTGTTTCCTGTATGACCATAATTGACTCCGTCGTTGGATACAAATTCCCAGTCTAACGACACTCCATTAAAAATAGGGTACTTGTTTAGTGTTTCTACGATGTTTGTAACAAAACGGGTACGGGTATTTTCGGTCGAAACTGCGTCAGAAAAATGTTTACTCCATGACCATCCGCCTAAAGACAGCGTGACGTTTAATTTGCGCCCAGAATCGAGCAGTTTTTTAAATTGCCCAAAGTTTCCAAATAATCCTACAGGGTTATTCCAGTCATCGGGAGGTGGAATGCTATCCGCAGCATTGGTGTATCGTTTGTCTGTATCCGCCCAAACATCTCTAGAACAGATACTTCCATCAGCGTTGACATCCCAGAACGCATAAGCAATATCGGTTACGTCATTAGGAATATCTTTAACTTGAAAATTTCTAGCATAACAACTCCAATTCGTATGATAATAAATGACTCGTTTACCTGTAGGGGTATCATGTCTTGACATTTATTAAATCTAGTATTGAAAAAACTATGAAAAACCAAGTTCACAAAAAAATCGAAACAAATCAGTAACTACCGCAGCCATAAAATGTCACAGAGCCAACCGTTAAGACTTTAGATTTTCGTTTGAACGTTTGATCCATTTAAGATGTTTTCAGAATCGGACAATTGAAACAGATCTGTGTACAATTGTCTGATTACTTTCCACGTCGCATCAAAACCGATTGGACTTGCATATCGTTCGGGGTGAGATAAAGAATGAAGGTTGGTCAAGTAGTACATTTTGGTGTATCCGTATTCTGTATCGAATTGGATACAGGTGCGCTGTGCCCAATCCTGGATAAATTCAGTTTCCAATATTTTCCAACGCGGTTTAAACATGTTAAACGGTTTAAACATGTTAAACGGTTTAAACATGTTAAACGGGTTAAACATGTTAAACGGTTTAAACATAGATTGTGTAAATTTATTTATTGCAATGGTGCGTTTAAAGCGTAGTCACAGTCCCTGAAGAATGAGATTTTAACATGCTTTTACCAGAAAATCAATAATGTAAATCAATATTGATTTTCAGTGGTGATTTTCAGTATCGGTTTACAAAGATTTGCGACGCCTAGGAACAAAATGGTTCAATAATTCATCTAGTTCTCGTTGGTCGCTCATATCCATGACATTTGGGCTACTTTGTCGATGCTGACGTGCAATTTGGGCACGTTGACGTTGTTGAGAAAGTCCTAAATATCGAACCGGGCGAACACCCTGCATTTCTTCTACCATGGAAGCCACACCTGGTTCGAGATCTCGCGAGGTATCTGTTGCGAGTCGAATCATTTGTGTACGTGCAAAATTTTGATGAGGAGTTAGCCATTCTTCGAGTACGCGAATCCCTGATTCGAGTTGTTGGATCTCTGCAGCGATTCGGGTGGACATGTAGGGTGATATTCTTCTCGAACTTTTTCGTAACAACAGGTTACTACGTTCCTTTTCCAGTTCCTTTTTGTATTCGACGAATTCAGATGGGGGTATTTGTTTATACAGGATTTGGATCATTTCCAATATACGCCGATGTTGATGGGTAGTGTATTGCGGATGATGTTGGAGTCGATACTCGACCACGAGTGCTCTATTGTACAACAGCGTTTCTACTGTAGGTACAATATCTAGGTAGTAGTCTACCAGTTGTTCGATATCTGCATCAAACCATTTTTTGAGTTCTTGTAAACGTTTGACGTTGTAAAATTGTTTAAGGAAATGGAGGAGTCGCCCCAAACGAAATCGATCAGTGAAATAGGAAAGACTATCTCTAGAGAAGTCATACACAATTTTGAACAAGTAGTCCCGAATTAGATTGAAATGACGTTGCATAAAGGTGTTCATGGCACGATCTATATTCTCGATGACCAAATTGAGCGTATCGGATAAATGGGAAGAATGGTCTCGATAAAATACAAACATATCTCGGGCATCCATACTTCCGACGAAATGACGGATAGATTGAATAGTATACGAATCAATAAATTGTCCGATATCATGTGATAAATCATCCTGGATCGAGTCGTCTTGTTTTTGTTCCGCTAACGGTTCCATTCTATTATTTTAGTGTTTTATTTCACGTAGTGTTTTATTTTGTTTTTATTTTGATTGGTTGTTTTTATTTTGATTGGGATTGTGTTTTTGTCCACAAATGAGAAACATCCACTGGCACATCTAGTGGACGGATACGCTCAAACTGGGTCGCCATGATGAATCGACACGCTTGAAGAATGAAAAACCGAGTAAACGAATCCATTCGGGGATCATGTTGATTATGAAATTTGGAAAATTGGTAAACGTCTAATTCTCGAGTCTGAATGATCCAGTGCATGATTCGAATAATAAACCACACACATTGAGTATGCAGCAGTAATTCATTTTCAATTCCATGATCGGTCACGATATCTGCTCGAGACAACCGATTGTCGTGAATGTTGGTAGTTGGATCAAATGACAGTCGATTATCACAACATGCATACACAAGCAACAATGCGTATTCAGACGCATTGAAATGAATCTCTTGTGCTGGATAACGACGCCCTTTGTACGTCCATTCGATGGAATATCCCCAACCTGAATCCGATGGTTCAATAAAGACAAACGTCACGACGAAATCTTGATACCTAAATGCAAACGGATGACGCACAGTGTATGCATTCAACAATGCCTTGACGTTGTGTAGTTCAGATGGGTGCCGAATCTCTCCTAAATGAGTATGATACATGGTTTTGTTTGGGGTGGTTGCTTGTTTAAATTGGACGGTTGGACGGTTACAGATGGTTTAAATCAATATCCACAACAAACAAAACAAAACAAAACAAAAGAAAAGGGCGATGAATCTTGATTTATCTCACAATTCACATTATTTTTCCAATTTTCCAGCTATATTTGAACATGCGAAACAACTCGAAACGATAAATGTGCATGGAAACTATTTTGGTTCGGAAGGTGCCCGAACTCTTGCTCGGTTACTTTGTCAAACGCCTCAACTTAAAACTCTGGATCTCGCACACAATGATATTGGTAGTGAAGGACTCGAGGCCATCGTAGACGCACTTCAATCCTCTAAAGTGTTACAGGAACTAGATCTATCCTGTAATAATATCCGTACACAAGGAGTGGTGTATCTATCGCAACATTTATCACACCACCAAACCCTCAACGTGTTAAATTTGTATTGTAACCATATTGGGGCAGAGGGAGCCACTGCGATTGCCTATTTGATTCAGACTTTTCCTGAATTGGTTCATTTGCACCTGTCGACCAATATATTTGGGATACAAGGAGCAATGATTATCGCACAGGCATTGGAACATCATACTCGAATACAAATACTAAACTTGTCCTTCAACAATATCGGTTCAGAACACACCCTTGAATGGATTCAGATGCTTGCACGAAATTCTTCTTTGAAAAATATTGACCTGTCCTTTAACGCACTAGGTTCCGATAGTGCTCGTTTAATCCCTCTGTGTCCCTATTTACACAAAGTAGATTTAGCAGGAAATGATATTGATCCACAAGGAGTGGAATGGATTACAGAGTCACTGAAAACCAATTCGTGTCTCACTCATTTAGACATGAGTGGAAATCGGATTGGAGACAGAGGTGCGCACCTGTTTGCAAATCTGATACAAATAAACGACACACTCGAGTATCTCAATTTGGCCTCTAATGATATTGAAAGGTTTGGGGCTCAAGTCCTAGCGCAAGCCCTTGCACGCAACCAGACTCTGCAATATCTCAGTCTCTGGTTTAACACAATCGGGGATGAAGGAGGACGAGCCTTTGAAGAATGTTTACAGGTAAACCATACATTACAAACTATTCACTTGGATCGACGAGTATCAAACACAATTCACCAATCCTTGAAAATTCTACTTGAACGGAATCGGGATTGGTTGCATCAGCATCGTCGATATACAGCGATTCAGGTTTTTGAACACATGAATCGTCGTTCTCGCATAGGTATGGAATATTACCTATTGAAAAGTCTTCTCTTTCCGTTGACTGGGTTTTGAAGTTATCTGTACGTTTGTCGGGCAAACATATGGTAAACCTGGGCGAATACTTGATTATGTTCAGGAAATTGTTCAAGCAAGTCGTTTACGTGCAAGAAAAACCGTTGTTCATCAGGCGAAAAAATGTCCAGAGACATATTCCCAAACATAAAATCGTTGTATGTCGCCTCTGGGTGTGCATGGATAAGTTGTTCGACTGCGGCCAGATATTGTGTAATAATATGATGGCGTGCTTCATAAAAGGCTTTGGCGAGAATGTCTTCAATTCCAGAATAGTATTGTAGACGATTGTACAAGTTTACGACGTCTTCATCTCCTAAATGAACAGAATGAATTCCTCGTATAACCAAATCAGGAATACGATTCACCAATTGTTTAATCCATTTTTTTTCGTCGTATTCAAATTCCCAAGAGAGATTCTTGACTTCAGGTGAAAATCGTGTGATTATACGTTTAAACCTGTCTACATCTTCCGGGGAGAAACGAGACCATATATCACCCCATCCCTTTCGAAATTCATAGGGTAACATACCTCTTTCCCGTAATTGTTGAATAAATGTACTAGCAAACACAAGATCCTTTTGTTTACATTCTTCAAAATAACGTCGAATCATATCTGGAATATATTCATACGTCGGCAAAAGTCGTTGGATCAACAGTAAGGTATCCCGATCCACCCCTGTTCCATTTATAAAATCGGTATACCCGTATCCTGCTTGATACGCAGTCTGTACCTTTTTCTTGATACGGTCTAGATGGATTTCGATATCGGAGCGAATCGTTTTGTATTCTCGTTCTCCCATCATGTGCTGAATCAAACCGAGAGGATCATTTGCCTTTTCGCTAATATTTTTGAAAATATGACGTTTGGTTGATTCTCCGTGTAAAATCTCTCTTTGAATACGCTTGGTCAGTTCGAGTCCACGAGAGTCTTCAATACCCCAACGAAGATTCGATACTCGATTCGCCTCATTTTCTGCCTGAATATAACGTAGTCGAGAAGGAGTATCCGACTTTCGTCTCAATTTGTCGAGTAGGGTGTATACCCTGTTGATGTGGATACGTATTCGATTGTCGTTTCTGGCAATATCTTTCAAGACGTACAACATATTTGCCAATTCTGGATTATCTCGTTGGATTAATGTCCAGCTGACATGTTTACCCCAACTCGACGCGGGATAGATCATAAATTCAGTAACAGGACGCATATTGTGTTCAACGTAGTAGTGTCCAATGTCAAGGATCAATTCAATGATCTGGTTTTCAGTCTTTTCGTCAATCGTCATCTCTATGTCATTATTATTTTTTTCATCCATGGTAGTGGCGTTTTATTTTTGATTTTATTTTTGGTTTTTGTTTGGGGTTTTGGTTAGGAAAAAACAAAATCGGTAAAGCTGTTAAAGCCCTGAAGTAAACATATTGGTTAGATGTCCTGAGTCAGATTTAGACAGACTTTGTGCATATTCGATTAGTTTCTTTACTTGGGAATAATTTACAATCATACAAATCACGAAAAATACATAAAACAATATAATCATCGTTCCGCCTGTATTTAATGTAGACTCTTCACTTGCGTATTCAGATTTGCTCCCCCAACTAAGCATGATTGATCCGGTGATGATGGTAGAGATTAGAAACAAGATTACTCCGATAACTGCCATCACAATTGATGCGACTGGGCTAATTTGAAGAAACAATACTCCTAAAATTGGCATAATCATCGCAATAGGTAGAATAGAAATCATTGCGGAAAGGGTTGTCCCAGCTTGTCGTATATCTGGGTTTTCCGATTTTGAAAAATCGTCAAGGTTTTGTCGAATCGTCGAGATGTATACGATAAACCAAATCAACGTGAGTAGGCATAGACAGAATTTTCCAATCGACGCCCATGGAATTTGTAATTTCAATCCTTTGACCATATTGAGAACAAATCGAAGTGCAAGTCCAATAAACAAGAAAAACATGATGTAAAAAATGAAAATCATTGCTGCAGCACTTTTCATAATGTGTTTGTATTCTTCGTACTCTGGAGACCCTGCCAATCCCAGTAACCATATTCCTACCCCTAGCGTAGAAGCCAAGAATAGTAGGACACCAAGGATAAACGACAAGATGCTAAACGTAGGGCTCACGAAAAGAGTAATCCCCCCCAAAATAGGCATGATCATGGAAACAGGAAGAATGGACAACCACATAGAAAGAGTTGATCCGGTTCGGCGAATGCTGGGATCGGATGAACTGTAAAATTTTTTCAGACTCAATTGGATAATTAAAACAAAGGCCATAAAAGATCCAAATGTAATCAGACAAACCGATGCTTTTGCAATCTGCATGAGCATAGTTGCACTAATCGTAAATGCCATACTGTATTTTGTTATTTGTAGGAAAAAACAAAATGTAACCGAAACGCGTCACCGAAATGTGTGCGTCACAACTTGACGATAAACTTCATAACGATATACGGAGGCATGTTTTCATGTGCGGCACCAGACCCAGTCGACGTCGTTTGTCGATTGGCTCCATTATCCCATTGGTATTGCTCAGCGCAACTTATTGCGTTTCCTTCATCGCAATGACCACCATTGTACCCAATGTAATGAGAAAAACTATGACTATGTCCAGGAATTTGATTGATGTTTAAAGTAACAGTTTCGACTCCTCCGGTCGCATTGACTCCACGATTTCCCCAACCCAATGGGAATACCCCTCTCATATCTGGGACACCATTACCATCACAAAACGCCCAACCGGGTGGCGGGGATTTGGATGCATTCCACCACATCACAACCGTCCCAGGAGGTGGAGCAATATCCGACATTGCTCGTGCCGAAAAATCACCTGAAGAATTTGTTGTGACGATGGTTGCACGATCGATAACCGATTGATTCATTGTTTGGTTGATTTATTGTATACAATTTTTACGATAATTTTTTTACAGTTTCAAGGTTTTAACGGTTTCAAGGTTTTAACGGTTTCAAGGTTTTAACGGTTTCAAGGTTTTAACGGTTTCAAGGTTTTAACGGTTTCAAGGTTTTAACGGTTTCAAGGTTTTAACGGTTTCAAGGTTTTAACGGTTTCAAAGTTTCATAATAAACCTCACGACTCGGAAAGGTGGCATATTTTCATGCGCTTGACCCCCGCCTGCAGAAGTGGTAGAATTGCTTCCCCATTTGTTACTATCTGTACAATTTCGTCTATTTGCCCCACAACAATCGGGTGTTCCTGTGCCACCACCGCTTCTGAAATTGTACGCATCGATTGAATGGGTATGGGTAGGAATTTGATTGAGATTCAACGTCACTGTTTCCACCCCTCCTATCGTCCCAGGAGGCCGAGACGTATTTGAAATCGCCCACCCCAGCGGAAATCGATTACGTAGATCAGGGGTCCCATTTTGTCCATTACATTCTACCCAACCCGATGGAATATTTGGGTTAAACCACATAATAATTGTTTTAGGAGGAGCAACCAATCTTGTTAATGATTCATAACGTATCGAACCAGCAGAATCCATAATCAACGCCGAATCCTGGGTAATCGTCTGAAGCGAAAGTGCCTGTTGAGGGCTTCCTGAGACGATCATTGATTGGGCACTACTTGGTTCAGGAGTAGTTTTTTCAGAATTTTTAAGAGAAAGTCCAATCGATAACCCGACAATGATCGCGACTATCATTAATACGATTGCAAATGTTCGTTTGGGATGGGTCTTAATTTTAATTATAACGCTTGACATGGGTATTGTGTTGTGTTATTTTTATTATTTCCAACATTAATTCCAACATTAATTTATTTCCAAGATTCCATTACTGTTTCATGATGTACTTGATTACCATAAAAGGTGGCATGTTTTCATGGGCTTGTCCACCTCCTGCGTTATCTACGTTACGAGAAGCCCAATTCCATATATCCGGAGAAGAGCGTTCAGGTTGCCCATTATCACATACGTTATTCCCCTGTCTAATCATGGTTTGAATCGTATGATTATGCGAGGGTATTTGTGTGATGCTTAATATTACAGTCTCTACTCCTCCAGTGGATCCCATCGGTCGAGTTCCGTCTGTAGCCGCATTCCACCCCAATGGAAATCGATTACGCAAGTCTGGAGTACCATTTTGGCCATTACACAAGATCCAACCTGGGGGAACTGCAGTTTCATTTGTCGATCCCGAATCCCACCACATCATAATCGTTCCAGGTGGAAAGGCCATATCGTACATGGATGCGGTTTTAAAATTATCACCGTCTTTGTAGATCATCCTTTCAGTTCGCAATTGTTCGGATGTATAAGGTTCAAAAGCAATTCCAGGAGGTTGCGACTTGGCAAGTAATCGATACATCAATATAATAAATACAATCAAAATCGCAGATGTAGAGGATTTCATGTTTTATTTATTATAGAATAATAAAAGAAATAAAAGCATATGTCTATCTTTGCTGAAAAATATCTTCGTAATTCAGACATACTCGACCGGTTTTTTGTTGTCCGGACATTCGACCCTGCGTATACTCAAATTATTCAATACCCTGGGTACAATCTATTTTTCGATATGCACGGAAACATTTCTGTTCAAGACCCTGAAAACGACTTTAAACCGGTTATAACCGAATTGAATCCATTGTACACAGACAAAGTGATGACGTATTTAGATCGAAACAAGGTTGGTGCGGAAGCACGAAAACAACCTTTTATCTTTTCTCCAGGCCTTCAATGGATCCTGTATTCGAAAGGGGACAAATGCTACCTGTTGTACAACTTTATCCATACCAAAGAATTCAACGATTATTACAAAATCAAAAAAACAGAGGCCATGGACATCTTTTATGATTATTGTGCCAAAACCAAAGGTATTGATCCTACTTGTTCTTGTGGAACAGGCAACGTAGATATTTGCATCGAACGTGTCGCTCCAGGTTATCTTACCCAAATCAAAAACACCCCCGACTATTCCACGATTCAAAGTCAATGCCAACATGTAGAAAATGGATGTTTATCCGTAGCCGATCTTACCAATAGTTTTTTAAACACTTACTATGCTGAACCCGCAAACGCTCGACCCAAAAATGTCACCATGACCCTCTGTTCAACAAGTATCAGCGCAGGACGGGATATCAAAGCCGATAGTATGAATATCCAACAAAGTTGTAAAACCGCATTTGAACCTCCGGCTTCACCCCCAGCGCCAACCCCAGTGACAACCCCAGCATCAACCCCATCATCAACCCCCGAACCTACAGCCAAACCATCTTCGCAACCTGAAGAACAACCAGCACCCCAACCAACAGAGAGTCAAGGGATGTCGACAGTAGCACAGGTTGGAATTGGAGTTGGAGTATTCGTGTTTATAGTCGCGCTGGTCCTAGTGATATATTTCGCAACACGGAAAAAAAATACTTCTCCACCAGCATCGCCAACGGTCCAATAACATCTGAATCCATTTAACTCGGTTGCGACTGTGTTTACAACCAACAAAAATACAAAAATAATAATGTAAAATAATAATGTAAAATAATAATGTAAAATAATAATGTAAAATAATAATGTAAAATAATAATGTAAAATAATAATGTAAAATAATAATGTAAAATAATAATGTAAAATAACAATGTTAATTTAAACTAGACCATAAAGTAATAAAACAATGACGATTCTGACTTGTGTGTTCACGTATCTCGCACTTTCGGGCTCCGCTTTCGCCCAACTTGCAGGAAAAGTTAAAAAGAACGAATTTCCAGCCTTTCCTATGACTGAAATGGGAAAGACCTTACAAACGAGCCTGGTTTTGGATGCATCGTGGAGGTGGATCCATAATAAAGGAGGATATACCAACTGCTATGACCAATCCTGGAACAAACAATTTTGCCCCGATCCGGTCACTTGTGCTAAAAATTGCGAACTCGAGGGAGTAGACCTCAAAGACTACAAAGACATTTATGGAGTCACCACTTCGGGAAACTCGGCGACACTGAAATACGTAACGGGCTCCAATGTGGGTTCTCGATTGTATGTCCTAGACGAAGACAAAAAGCGATACAAAGGCTTTAATCTCGTGAATCGAGAATTGGTTTATGATATTGATATGTCTCAGGTTCCTTGTGGAGTCAATGGTGCACTGTATTTTGTCGAGATGCCTTTGGATGGTGGTTTGAATGATTTGAATCGAGCGGGAGCACCTTATGGAACAGGCTACGGTGATGCACAATGCACTTTACTGAAATATGTAAATGGCTTTGTAAATTTGAATAATACTGGGGCTTGTAGTATAGAGATGGATGTGTCTGAGACGAATGCCCACGCTACTGCTTTTACCCCACATAGTGCTAGTATATACGGGAAGCCGATGCGAGGAGTATATCCTTGTTTAAATGATAAAGACTGTGGAAGAGGGAATAATCGTTTTGTGTGTGTTGCAGACATGAACGGAGCCGATTATAATCCATATCGATTAGGAGATAGAACCTTATATGGAAAAGGAAGTCAGTTTCGAGTGAACTCGGAAAAACCATATCGAGCAATCACTCAATTTATTACCCAAGATGGAACAGACAATACCGATATTGTAATGATGCGGAGAATATACGAACAAGATGGAAAAATCATCGACGGTGGCTTTTTAACAAGTGAAGTCATCCAAAAACATAAAGATGAATACAATGAACCCAACACTTTTGAATTACACGGAGGTTGGAAAACAATGACCGAATCATTCAAGTCGTCAAATAAAATGACATTTGTTATTTCACTTTGGGACGACGAGGCCACTGGTATGAATTGGTTGGACGCCACAACGGGAACAGGTCCAGGTTCTGTTCGGGGTCCTTGTGACGCAGCAAAAGGGAAAGATGTCGCGACATTACGCCGAACCGTTCCAAATAGTCAATATACGATATCTAATTTACAAGTTCGAGCAATTACAAACTATCCTTCCATATCCCCAAGCCCTGTTCCCAGTCCGTCTAAACCAACTCCGTCATCCCCAAAACCTTCTCCAACTCCTTCTGCGCCTGTTCCTTCACCTTCCGTTCCCGCTTCTGGATCATTTAAAATTCAGTGTAAGGAGTGCGTTTTCGAGGAACTTTAAACTCAACTTATATAGCAACCTGATTAACCCTTATTTTAATAAAAATAAAAATTTATTAAAATATTGCCTAACCTAAAACATCTTTTTCCTGAATTTGTGTCAAACCAATATCCGTCTCATTAAAGTCATCATAATACAAATATTTGACCAACAACCCAGGTTGAAATTCTCTTAAGCACTTTTTAATCCATTGAACAAGTATGCGATGCCGAATACGATCACTCACCTTCATAGTTTTTTGATTGACTCGAAACCCATCTGGATTATATCGAAGAAAAACCACGGGTAAGCCTTGAAAAATCTGAAAGATTTCAAACATTCGACGATTTTCTCCAGCCAATTTTTCTTCCCGAGTTGAACCACAATTTGAATATGATTTATGTTGGTCTTCATCAACTTCTATAATGACTATATGATTTCCGCAGTGATATACAAAATCGGGTCTTCTTTTTGTGCAAGTTGGATCGATTGTAGAATCCTGCCATTCCTGAATCACATATTCTTTTAGGTCGATTTCTTTCTCTAATAATTTTCGAACAAATTCTTCCTTCTTTTTAACCTGTTTTTTCATTAACCGATCCCGTTCCTCGAGACTACAAAAATTCACACATAGTCCCTGAGCATTTAGAATGTCTAATCGATTACATTTTAGACAATTGCGTTCAGTTAATAGGTATTCATCCGTTTGCGCGTGATTCTCACAGTGAACGGGACCTTTTAACCCGTGTGTCGCAAATTCTTTGCATTCGGCTATTTCGCACTGTTTTCGAGGTGGTTTAATCATTCCCGTTGTTTTATGTCTCCCGCATTTTTCGGGTAACATTCCGGGAAGAGCGTAGTTTGCTCTCCCCCCACAAGAGCATTTACGATTAGCTACATCCATCATATTTACCTCTTTACAATCATTACAATATGCAGGTAATGTATTGTCAAAATTGAAAGTAGCTCGTTTATCATTACAGACGATACACAAACGACTTTTTACGTCTACCATCCCTATTTCTTTGCAAGTATCACAATGTGTAGCTCGTTTTTCACCTTTAAAATTAAAAGAAGGTAGCACTTCATTACAAATGATACATTTAAAATTGACAACATCGATCATTCCTACTTCTTTACAATTTCCGCAATGTGTACCTCTTGTTTCACCTCTGTGATTAAAAATAGGAACAGTTTCGTTACATATAACACATTTAGAACGAATACCAATCATATCACTAGTTTTACAGTGTTTACAATGTGTTCGTTTATTTTCCTCTTTATTACCATAGTAAGCATTCTCATTTTTACATACGATACATTTACGAGTAACCAAATCAATCATACTTGTGTCTCTGCAACTTACACAATGAGTTGGGCGCTTTTCGCCCTCGAAATTAAAAGATGGGGAGACGTTGTTACACACGATACATTTAGGATTTACTATGTTAATCATATCTATATCTTTACAAGTTGCACAATGTGTTGGTCTTTTTGAATCAACAAAGTTAAAACAAGCTCTTGTCCCACATTTTATACATTTAGGATTAACGATATCAATCATACCTACTTCTTTACAATTGTTGCAGTGTGTTGGTCTTTTTGAATCAACAAAGTTAAATGTAGGTTGGACATTTTTACATACGATACACTTGGGGCTTACAACATTAATCATACCTACCTTTTTACAACCATCACAATGTGTACCACTTTTTTCTCCATTATAATTAAAAGCTGGTTGTTTACCTTTACAAACCACGCATTTCCGATTCAATACATCCACCATCCCCAAATCCGAATGCTTTTTACAGCGTCTTCCAAACGTCTCTCCAGGAAAGTTGAAACATCCTCGAATCCCACACGTTTCACAAACATTTTTTTTAACAATCAGTTTCAACCTACAATCGATACATTTTGCATATACCTTGTCTGGGCCTTTGTCAAGGTCAATAAAGCGTTCGATGGCAAATGTTTTTCGACAGCGTTGGCAACGCATTGTTTCGGAAGGCGTCTCGGTTTTTGTTTCGGGTTGTGTGTCCGTTTCCATTATACGAGTTTGGTGATTTATATCGCCTTCGGATGTTTTTAAATCAATTTAATTACCGTCTTCCAGACCGTCTCCCAGACCGAGATCGTTTTACCGACCGTCTTCCAGACCGAGATCGTTTTACCGATCGTCTCCTAGACCGTTTCACCGATCGTCTCGGAGAGCGACCGTTTGGTAGGACCGACCGTTTCGCAGACCCAGGTTTCGCAGACCCAGGTTTCGCAGCGCGTTGAATGACGCTCAAGTTGGTAGTTGTTCAAAACAAGCCCGAATCCTCCTATTACGGGTCTTAGCCAAATCTGTTACATGTTAAACATGTAACAGATTTGTGACGATTCTTTTTCCAATTATTACATTCAATAAACATGTCGAAACGACCACTTGAACCATTAAAGCCGTCTGAGCAACTTCGAAACGTTCGACCAAATGTCAACCTGTGTACACCTGGAGAAATTAAACGAGTACAGGAAGAAATTTTTAATGATATTGATAACTGGCAAGTCCCATATCTGAGAATCCCATATCTTTTCTACACTGGCGAAACAAATGGTAGATGAAGTCGAAAATTATATATTTGAACGTAGGCTTTGACTACCTTGTCAATTTAGATAAATCGGTAAGTTCAGTTATGAATAACGTTAAGAATAACAACCCAGTTATCAAGTTTTCTATGTTAGTCGATAAATTGGACGGTATCAGTCTTTAACATCTTCACCGGCCGCACGGTGCGGGCCGCCCTGGAATAGCCTGCGGGTATCCAAAGGTTTAGGCTTTAATAGGACAACACGATTTAAAACACTCTTTTATGTATACAAAATAACGACAATGATTGATTCATACTTGTACTATAATTGTGTCCGAACTCATTTTTATGAGCCTGAATTTAAATGTACGTCGTATGCAGACCCGTTACGTATTCCAAATATTTCATACACAGATGACCAGAAGCCATTGGTCCGTTTTGAGGCTCTTGTGATTCCTGTTTCGAGATGGATTCCAAAAGTGTTTCACGCTTCGTTGTTGACGTATACGTTGCGAAGTCGAGTCAGTGTACGTTTACAAGACGGTTTACAGGACCGTTTACAAGACGGTTTACAAGACGGTTTACAGGACCAAACTCGTTGAATCGTTTCTACGCAACCGGGTTTGAGGAGGTTTGGGGTCGTGAGTGTATGGGCTAACCCAGTGACCCACCATTTCAAAATAGTCTGAAGAATCTCCGTGAAACACAGGGATTCGGGCCTCTGCTAGAATTCGACTAAGGATCCGATACTTGCGTGTACTCGACGTGATTTTCGAGTACAAAAACGTATTGACACAAAACGCGTATTCAACTTGAAAACGTGATCCAACCATGAGTTGGTATTCGCGTTTGATAGAAGGTCCACTGAGTAATTTAAGTTCAACCGATCCTTCGACTTGTTGTGCACGTTTTTCAAGTATTTTCAAGACACGTGTATCTCCGTGTTCGATGATGTAGGCTTCATCAGGAAGTCTAAACATGTGAATTCCATATTGATGTTTCATCCAACGTTTGAATGCATGTTGAGAGACAAATGTGATGGTAATCGAGTCACGAATCGTTTTGACCATACATTTGTACGAGTCGTTGACAAACCCAGAACGTACCAGATACGGAGTGTGATCGGTACATTCTTCAAATTGTTTTCCAATCGAAGTGGCTTGTGCCATTGCTACTCGGTGGGTAGTTTTATTTTATTTATCTCTTAGACACCATTAAATTAAAAAGTGTTTAAAAAGTGTTTAAAAATGGTTTAAAAATGGTTTAAAAATTTTTACTTTAACACCTTTAACAGACATTATTGGTTAGACATTATTGGTCAGACATTATTGGTCAGACATTATTGGTTAACATGCTGACCATTCCCAATTCGGGTATCCAGATTTTATATTCCACTTACGATGCAACGTGGTCCCACTTGATAAATCAAAATACGTTCTGGTCAACTCTTTTATGTCCAAAATGTTGTCCATATATACCACAAAAAGATCTCCTCCAGAAACTCGTTCCAGTTCTTTGATCACTGTGGGTAAATCATCCACGTATTCCAATACAACAGAAACGTATATTACATATGAGTTGTCTTTAAGAGTTGGTAAAATATCTTCTATTCGCGAGGTTATTCCAGTTGTACATTTTTTACATCCATTCATATCAATACAAACATCACCACAACCGTACAAGTGAAGATATGACGAAATTTGGCCAGAAATACCCCCCGAATCTGTTGAGCCTATGACCATCAGGGGTTTATTTTTTTGTCGACTCGTCATGGTTGCTTTTTTATATTCTTTGTATCTTCTCCAATTTCGTCGTATCAACAAATCAAACCATAATACAAACGAACCAAAAGCAATCAAGACAATAGCGATTGTGATAGCGATTATTGTTAGAATTTGATGGTTCATCAGAGTTATCTCTTTATTATGTAACCATTTAAAGTAATGTAACCAATTTAAAGTAATGTAACCAATTTAAAGTAATGCGTGTTTATAATAAACAACCAACGACTACAACCTGTAGGTCAGAAAAGTCACCCTCCCTTATAGTCAGGGGTTCCTATAGGGGGAAAAAAGGTTGTTACTCCCTTGTCAAATTATTGGACGGTCAGTGGCTAGTCATTCGTTGCGACGGATTGGCAATGTGCTTGAGGATTTGGGATTTCAAATCTAACAATCCAAGGTCAGTCTGGTGAATCAAACCCTGATTCGCCAGGGTAGTTTTTAATGAGTACATTCGGGTCTGCGAGGATATCAAAGACGAATGTACGTCAACCTATCGCCTCTGTTTACAGGGGTTACGGAATTTTGGGTTAGACCGTACGCGTTGGTGTTTCCACCTTGGTGGGTTCATTGACGGTCATCATTCCCAGTATTCATGACCTTAATGTCGGGAAAGTCCTTAGCGCTTTAACTACCACCTGTGTTTCGAAAGAGGTATCAGGGACCACGGTTAATGGCCGTTCTCGGTAACAACGTTAAAGATTGGATGATCCGCGGGCAATGTTTCTACCTCCGTTACGTCTATGGACAAGAAACACCCTCAGAGACTACTAGAGCACAGGGGGGAGAGGATTGGACATCCTCAATGAACCCTCAAGGTATAGTCCTCCCCCATTCGAAAGTCTGGGGATCTCGAGTAAAGTTGGTATCAAATTGATTTTGTGTTGTAAAATCAATTTAGAATGATTAAACAAATTATTACTGGTTAAAGTTGTTACGCAGTGACCATGGGACGGGCTGCGATAGTGGTGGTCGTGGGACCTGCGGTGGTCGTGGGACCTGCGGTGGTCGTGGGACCTGCGGTGGTCGTGGGACCTGCGGTGGTCGTGGGACCTGCGGTGGTCGTAGGTTCCGCACCAGGTTGTCCACAATTGGGATTACAAATCGAACATTCATTGTATCCAATAGGGGGTGAAGGTTTTGATGTTTTAAACGTCATATACAGCATCAAATGGATAAACGCAACCGATGGCATCGGTGCATCGACAAACGATAGTTTCCATTGTTCTTTGAAATATTTCAACGACTCACCTTTGAGTTGTACAGTCTTTGCAGACGCGTCGTAAACATAGGAATCCGTCAACTTGATCTTTTGGGTTTTTGCAAACAGGTTCATATGCATCAACATCAACATACCCAATTTGTTTACGGCTCCTTGTAGGTCAGGTTTCATATCTTTTAGCAAAAGATTATCAAGAGATATCTTTTCAACATCCGATGGTAACATTGCCATAAAACTTGGACCAATTTCATTCTTTGCCATATCTAACGCCCGATCAACGATTTTGAGTTTATCTTCGTCAGTCCATTTTGATTTGTCTGGACAAGCTTTAAATTGCTCCTGATTTTTAGCGTCTAATAGCTGTTCAAATATCTTTATATCATCGACAGGTTGTCCTCCAGAATCTACGAAATTGTTTTTCAAATAATCTTGAGGGGTGGTATCAACAACGACGGGTTTATCTGGTTTCGACGCATTTGCTATTGCCTTTGCTATTGCCGCAATTGTGTATATAAATACTGCAGCAATAAACATTCCTGCAATAACACTTCCCATTTTTATTTAACCAATTTTAAAAAAAAAGTTAAATTGATTTACAAGTGTTTCATATGGAATGTATCATACCAAGCCGACGATGCAAGCAACTTTTACACGGGGAATGATTTTTCGGCGGATCATCGATTCCTTTCAGCACTTTATCACAGAAGGAAATTTTTTCTGTTTGGAAGATTCCATTACATTACAGGCAATGGATACCTCGCACGTCTCATTGGTGAGCATGTGTCTTCGCGAGTTTGGTTCCTATTCGTGTCAGGAACCTTTTTACATGGGAGTTCATATCTCAAATCTATGTAAAATCTTAAAATGTATGGATCCAGAGGATACGTTGACACTAGGGGGAGATCCAGACACGCCTGAATTATCAATTGAATTTGAATCCTCCAAACGAGTGGCACAGTTTAGACTCCATCTCATGGAAATTGAAGCCGAACAAATGGATATACCCGAAATGGACTATGATTGTGTACTGGTTATGGCATCTGCTGAATTTAAACGAATCATTACTGATTTACAAGCATTTGGTGAGACGATGATATTTTCCGCAACTACAGATGGATTCTTGTTTCAAGTAAAAGGTGATACTGGAAAAGCAAATATATTGTTGAAAGCACCTGAGCAATATACGTGTGAGGTAGACACCATCGCAGAATTTTCCAATCGCCATCTAACCTATTTTGCAAAAGCGAGTGGGTTGAGTCCTAATGTAACGTTGAAAATGAGTGCCAACGCACCGTTGGTAGTGGAATACACCTTTGATGAAGGTCACGTACGGTTTTACCTCTCCCCAAAAATGATAGATGATTGACCCAACTTACGATTTGACGGATTTGACGGATTTGACGGATTTGACGGATTTGACGGATTTGACGGATTTGACAGATTAACGTAAATAAATTGATTATTTTTATCCACACAATACCCACACGATACCCACACAATACCCACACAATATTACATATGCTTGATTTTTCAAACTTTATTCATTCTTTGCTTCAACCCATAGGACCCCATTTTTGGACAAAATTGGCTCCTATTCTATTGGACCAAGAAAGTCTGACCTTGTACCAGAAGAGTTTCACACACTGTTCCTACGACTCGGTCAACAACTACGAGGTATATGAACAACTTGGGGATATCACAGTCAACAAATTTCTGGTATGGTACTTTCACAATCGGTTTTCAACCACAAACGGAGTGGGATTGTTCAATTCTACTCTTGGGGTCAAAGTGGTTGCACGTCTTCGAATCAAATATGGTTCCAAACAGTTTTTATCCCAACTGGCAGACCAGTTGGGATTTTGGGATCATATTCGAATCACAGAGTCAGTTTCGGCTGGAAAACGTCTTTCAATTCTGGAAGATGTATTTGAGGCATTTATAGGAGTGACTGAATATATTATTGATCGACGATTCCACCCTGAATCTACTGGTTCGGTGGGAATCGGGTATATGTGTTGTTACAATATTCTCAAACACTGGTTTGACGCGATTCCGATTGACGTCAGTTATGAACAATTGTTTGACGCCAAAACGCGTTGCAAGGAACTGTTTGATCTATACAAGGAAGATCTAGGTACAGTGATATATGAATACGAAAAACAAGGTCAAAATAGTATTGTACGAGTATACCGACAACATGGTGAGAACAAGATTTTCATTTGTTCAGCTTCCAGTCTGATCAATAAATCTATGGCTGAACAACAAGCCTCAGAGGAAGCGTTGGTGGTCCTATGTCGCCAAGGATTTATCAAAGAAATACCCAACGAGTATCGACAACTTTTGGGGCAGTTACTGGCGTGTTAGTGTTTTAGCTGTTTCAATAAATTGACGCAATGTTTCTGGGGTGAGATGTTCCGCAATAGGTAGTACATGATATTCCGTAAGACTTTTGATTTCCTCGATCGCATCTTGCAAAAACGCGATTTCATCTTCGATTCGTTGCATCTCTGCGAGGGATCGTTCAACTGTAGTACGAGAGGACGTTTCAACCAAATAGGAAGATTCACTCTGGGATTCGTCTTCATCTCCCAGAGTAAGAGTACGTGATTGGCGTTCGGATCGTTGTTTCATGGGTTGTCGTTTATTACAGTTGTTGTTTTATTATGGTGGTTGTTTTATTATGGTGGTTGTTTTATTATGGTGGTTGTTTTATTATGGTGGTTGTTTTATTATGGTGGTTGGTTGTTACGAAATTTTAATTTTTTTTCTACTTAGACAAATGAAGACACGTATTCGTCGTAAACATAGTCGTCGTAAACATAGTCGTCGGTCTCGGGGTCAGTCTCGGGGTCAGTCTCGGGGTCGGTCTCGGGGTCAGTCTCGGGGTCGGTCTCGGGGTCGGTCTCGGGGTCGGTCTCGGGGTCAGTCTCGGGGTCAGTCTCGGGTTCGGGGTAGAGGTAAATTATCACAAAAAATAAATCTATTCACCAAATCACCAGAGTTTCAATCGTTCAACCCCCCCTCACAATCATCATTATTCAGCGAGATCAAAGAGTTGGATAAAAATATAGACAATATTCCAAATCCATGTGCAAGTGAAAAAGGTAGTCAGTTTTGCAAAGATTTGGGCGAATCTTTTATGAAAAACATCTACGGTAGGTATTATGCGTGGGCACGAAAAACCCGTCTCGAGTTGCAGAAACAAGCGATGAAACATTACAATAATAACACTAAACTAGAGCACATTAAAAAACAATACGAAATGATACATCTTGAACTTTTCGGGGTATGCGGGCTATTTGCTCTGTACGTCAAGATTAGATATGATCATAGCATAACACAACTAAAGCAGTATTACGGTAGTAAATATGTGTATACAGTATTGAAAAATTTCCAAACCCAACAAGAAAAACTTGAAAAACTCAATGACAGATTTCAACACATTGCGTTCAATTTTAGCCAACTTAGACCTGAAAAATACACAACAGATTATGCAGAGGCTTTGATTCAACATGCACAATACTATTACGATCTGTTTACAGAGATTCACACAGCGGTAAAAACCATGAAAAAACAGGAAAATGCAAACCGCTAAAGCAAGGCTTTAACGGCTATTATTTTTTGATATTCAATCAAATTTAAAAAATATCAAAAACAACGTCACAACAAACTAAACTACTACAAGGGTTTGTTCTGGACATTTTCTCTAAACAAACGTTGATCACTCCATGTTGGGCTATCGTTGTACTCGGCGCAATCAGATTTATACGGGCGACTATCCAATGAACAACCACAGGAAGGTTGTTCCATTCCGGGTGCCATAGATTCTCGAATGGGTTGGGGTTGCATAGATCCGAAATCTGCGCGATGAGCATCCCACGAAGGACTCTGATTGTATCCACATTGATGTAATCGATACGGACGATGATTGGGACCACAATCGCAATTGTCTACTTCTACAGGATCTTGATAGGGTTCTTGTACGACATTATACCGAGGGCGTGGATCGTATTGACAGTAGGGGCAACGGTGTTGGGGGTAATGGGGTTGGGGGTAATGGGGTTGGGGGTGTTGTTGAGGATAATGAGGTTGACATTGACAATTACATGCCTGTTGTTGGAGCATGTTATTTCGTTGTTTGTTTTGTAGTTTTTGTTGTTTGGTTTCAGATTTGACGTTGACCTTGACATTTTTTTGTACGTTACCGTTTTTACCGTTTTTACCGTTTTTACCGTTTTTGTCAAACGATTCAACAGTGGGTTCATATTCATACGATTCACGAGCAACACTAGGCTCATAAGCTCCGTCGTCAAATGATTCGACAGTGGGTTCGTATTCGTACTTTTCGAGCTTGACTGGAACGGCACCTTCATATACATCGTATGCGCTAACGTAACGGTTGATTGGCTTTCGACAAGGCATATCCTGAAGAACTTGATAATTGCAACTCATTGTTTTATTCATATGTACTTTTTTTTCTAATTTTTTCAATCTTTTGGATATATTTCATATGTTTAATATGCACTTTGCAAAATTCGGCGAGAATGACTCGCAATATATGCGGGAATCGGTCCAGGTTAAATACAAGTTCGTTGTCCACTTTTTGGCCGTCAAACGGTAAAACGGTGGTTGGAAGAGGCTCGTTCATATGTTTTTGACAATGGTATCGAATCAGAGCATATACCTTGTTTTTACCATCTTGATCAAGGGAATGGATCTGTTTGACCAGTTTAGTAAGATCGATCTCTATTTCGTGATCATCTACCAAGGTTGATGCTAAAGTGTCGTATAAAGGAAATGAAAGGGATGACATTTAGTTGTTATTTATTATTTGGTTGTGTTGTTGTTAACTTGATGCGGTACCCACGAGTCTACGACGGACATGTTCCAATTCCATCTGACGTTGTACCGGAGTTCCTCTTGTTCCATGTAGTAGAGCAGCGTCTCCAGTTGCGACAAGTACTTGCCGAGCGAGTGGGACTTGAGAAAATTTTGCGTACAGCGCTTCTTCCAAAATAGTCGATTTGATCTTGTTCCATTGGTGTAGTTGCTGTGCGTTCAGCATCACCAATTTACGGTGTTTACGAGCCATTTCTCCATCTCCACGTCCAATATCATGCCCAGAATCAAGCGTAAACCATTCCGCTTTTTGAGGAGACACGATTGCAATTTTCTGAGATTGAAAAATATGTTCAACCGAATTCCATCTACGTCCGCGCCATTCAAACGGATGGACGTAAAAGTTGTTCAATACTTTTCTCCAATGTGGAAAAGTATTCAACTCTGTGTACTCATGTGGTTGTTGTACGTATTCGTTTGCTCCACGACCTGCCGGTTTATCTGCAGATTTGCTAAAGTAGAACAGGTGATCCATATGAGTTGTTGTTTAACCATTTAAGGGTTAAACAGGTTAAAAATCAATTTATTGTGTTTGTGTGGGCGTTGGGGTGGGCGTTGGGGTGGGTGTGGGTTCGGGTTTCCATGTAATGTAGTAATAGATAAAGATCCATGCGAAAAAATTGAATGCGCATAGTGGAATAAAGGATCTCTTGTATTCTTTTCTCATATGAAAATTGAGTTTATCAATTTTTGAATAAATATCAATACCACCTAATTTGTAAAAGGGTTGGTGAATAGTCCATACGATAAACACCAGAGCACACCATATTGAAGTCACAGCACAACAGATTAAAAATACACAAACTAAAAAACAGAAAGCGTCTCCATTTATCCCCGTACTCCCACTCCCACTCCCACTCCCACTCCCACTCCCACTCCCACTCCCACTCCCACTCCCACTCCCACTCTTTCCCAATTTATTATCCCAATCCATATTCCACCATACATAACCTTGACTAATGACTATTCCGAAGACTAATAATCCAAATACAGCATTCATCCATTCTGGACGTGTTTTGGTTGCAGCCTTTATACCTTGCTTTATTGCTTGTTCATCTTGATTAGATAACGACATTTATTTCAACAAACAGTTATTTTTTTACCGAATGTTTTTTACCGAATGTTTTTTACCGAATGTTTTTTACCGAATGTTGTATTGTTTGCAGTATTGGTCGCAATCCAATTGTTCGGTCGTGTATTGTCGCGCGCGAGCCGATCGTTCACAACGTTCTTTACAACATTCCTGGATGATACTGGCCTTGGCCTCAAGACAGACTTTATTGAAAAATCCGTCTCGCCAGCACTCTTGTTCAAACGCACAGCGATCCTTAATGACCGGAAAGAGTTGCGCACAGGTCGCGTAGCACATGTGCGGTCGTTCACTCGAGTCTCGGCAACTGTTTACACAACAAGTGTACACGTCTGTTTTTTCGTTGTACAATTGGTTTGTGTGTTTGGGGTTTTGACAACTGGTGAAAAAGGTATTGTTCATGATTAGGGTTCTTTATTTATTCTTTATTTAACTATTGTTGTTTTTTGGATGGAATAATTTTGCGGACCAAATTTACAACCATCTGATTTTTCTTATAATATGAAATACCCACGATAATTGCAATGACCCCCAAACAAATCAATACAATCCACCCCCAATGCAGTCCTGCACCACTGCTTCCACTGCTTCCACTGCTTCCACTGGCTCTCATTTCACTCAACTCGGATGGGTTTAGTCTTGGTCCCTGTTTGGGGTAAATCGCGCTCAACCAATCTTTATCGGTTTGAGAGAGAACAATATTTCGATACGTTCCGACCTTGTTGTTGGTCAACCATGCAGGATACGAGTACAACATAATAGACTCAGGATCATATTCCGATCCATTGACATGGTCGGTGGAATATTTTTTAGTAATATTTTGACAGGTTGTATACAAGTCCCATCCTTGTGTTACACTAGCCCACGAATAGACTTTACGCAGATTCCAGTCAATTCCCTTTCCGTATGGGTTTTGATGTTCGTGGACCATTCCTAGAGCGTGACAAAATTCATGAATAATCGTAGACACATCCAACCAACCAAAATTCATGGTCTCTTTGTCTGCTGAGACTGCCCGGGCTTGATTTCCAACATATGACCACGCTCCACCTCGATTATCGAGTTTAATTCGAATATCTCCATCTGCGGAATCCACCCATTCTAATTTTACCCCAATAAGAGGTTGAATACGTTGTTCGATAACGTGACGGATCGCATCTGCAGGATCCATTTCACGAACTTTACGTTCCAATTCTTCATCTTCAGGAGAAAGTTTCACTCCAGGTTTCATATTGGTAAACACCTGTTCTTTGGTGTACCATACAGGCATAATATCCTCCATGCACATCCCGTTGACACATGACATACCCGGAACGCTTTGACATTCTCCGTCGTTTGAACAAGATGCCCCACCGAGCCCGCTCTGAACACCGGTTCGAGTCGTCTCCGGTCGTTTTGGTTCACCGTCCCACTGGGGTTGCATTCCTGGATAATTGGGGGGGAAAGATAAAAATGAGACTTTGAGGACTTCATCAGGGCTCCAGAGTGTGCTCATCAAAAAAGCAGCACGTTGAAAATCGCTAGATCCTTGACCTTTGTTGTTGTTTCCTTCTTTGAATTTTTCTACACAAATAGCAGCTTGGCGCAATTGTTGAAGTTGTGCCTGTTGCTCTTTACTGTCAGCGACTCCTTCGGTTGGTGCTGCAGGAGTACCTTGAAGAAATTCTTTGTAAAAGGGACATGTGGATGCGTTTTTTTCGCAACCATAGAGATCTCTACACATGTCCTGGGGAATGTTTGCTGGAATGTTTTCACTCATTTATTTACAGAGTTAAAATGATTTATCGAAATTATATAAAATCGTGTGTAAACCTTGTTAACCTTGTTGCAATGAATCGGATGAATCAGATGACTGTCGTTCGGCAATTCTTTGAATACCCAGCGTCTCAAGAACCACATACTCTGCTTGAACACATTCGACAGACGATGGAACGAACCTGTACCAAGTCTCATGGTTTTATTATCCACGTCGTACGAATTATCCACGTACATAGTCGGAAAATTTCAATCTATAATGGAAATATTATCGCAGATTGTACAGTTGAGGTACAGCATTTGTTACCCCAGATTGGACAATGGATGGATGGAGTTGTGAAACAAACGTTTGCACAAGGGTCGATCGCATTGGTACAGGACTGTATGAAAGTCTTTCTTCCCAACGTTCGAGTACAACCTTCCGAGATCGTTCAATTTCGAATCGTTCAAATACGTTTTCAGAAAGGACGGTACGATTGTATTGCCGAACGACTTTCAAAATAAAATTAGCCCAACCAAATTAACCCAACCAAATTAACCCAACCAAATTAACCCAACCAAATTAACCCAACCAAATTAACCCAACCAAATTAACCCAACCAAATTAACCCAACCAAATTAACCCAACCAAATTAAATTGTTAAATCGAATAAAAGAACTTGTATCTTATTCGTTAAATAAAGCAGTTAAAGCCTTTACCATGAATCAAATCGAGCATATGATAGACTGTTTTGTAACACTTGAACAAGAGCGGTTAGATCAAGTAGAGTTGATACAAGCTCTAATACGCTTAAAGCGGAAACGAGCGACTGTTCCAGCCTCATGGATACCGGCACTTAAGTCTCGGATTCGAATATTGGAACGACAGATTGACGAATTGGGGTTGGACGCAGAGATGAAAAAATTTCATCTCGAATATTGTTTGAGTCAGTCTTGTGCAGATTCTAAATACGTGTACTGGGCATTTGTCTATGGAAACCACATCATCGACCATCACGTACTTACGGAACAGGAATGTACTGACCTAGCATGTCAATACATGAATATGGAGTGGATAAGTTGTATTGAAAATGTTTGTATGTGACTGTTACAAGCTTAACAGTCACATACAAACGAGTAAACAAACGAGTAAACAAACGAGTAAACAAACGAGTAAACAAACGAGTAAACAAACGAGTAAACAAACGAGTAAACAAACGAGTAAACAAACGAGTAAACAAACGAGTAAACTCATTTAACAGTTCAAATTTGGTTATTCTAAATTTGAACTAGTTAGTTTGAACCGATGACCGGTCGGTTTGGTGTTTCTAACGGATACAAAGTCAACTCAGCGAAAATAAACACGAATTATTAAAGTCTATCGGATATTCCGGTCTGTGTCTTCATGAATCCGGAGAGTGAGTTGAACTGTTTTGTCGTATGGAAAGGGATGTACTCGAAGAATATTTTGCCAATCAAAGAGTAAACGTTGAGCGTTATCGATGGATACTTGTGGTTCTGTAGAGATTTCCATCCATAACATGTATTGATTTACCCCTGAAAAGGCATAGATCTGTAGAGTTGTTCGAAGCATGCTACCCTTTACGTAATCAGGCTTGATGTACGACATTCCAAGTGCATGTTTTATTTCTTGTTCAGTGAAATTGGGTTGAACTGCGCTACGTGTTACAAGATATCGTGGACGTAATGCGTTCAAATCTCGGTAAAAATGGAGTTTTAAACTATGAATGAAAAGCTGAAGCAACAACCAACTGTTCTCAAATGTGTTTGGCTCGTACATTGTAGATTCGATTAAACATGCAGACCTACCTCTATGATAGACAATCCACACGTTTAGCATATCGCTAAAAAACTGAGGGTATCGTTTGATCCATTTGCGTGTATCGCGATCCGGTACGACAGTTTCTGAGTTTGAAAAATCATACTGTGAATATAAAATAAGTTTTTTCACGTCTACTACAGTCATGTATTTGCGTAAATATTTTAATGTCTGACGATCAAGCGCGTGAACAAAATATGGAGTCACACCTTGGTTAATGAGATATCGTTTTACAGCATCGTTATTTGCAAAATGTTTGGTTTCGTAAATAGGTCTACGTAATAATCTATTCCATTTTTGGGGATCCTCTTGTTTTTCGTCTACGTTTTGCGCGTTCACGTCGCAAAATCCAACCATACGTTTATACCATTCTGGACTCGATATAATTTGATACTCGTCTGGTCGATCTGTCTTGACAAAATCGTGTAAATAATAACAATAATCGGCTGCATACGAGGTATCGATATTACAATTCGAAATAATAGGTTCATGAGTGGTTACTCTTCGAATAGGAATACGTAACCCAAGATTATCTACGATGGCCTTTGCTCGAGCCTCTTGTTTACGAGTTCCAACCCATAATTCTTTCAGGTAGCGCAATGAAACTGAGTTGTGAAAAATGATTTCGTTATCGGGAGATAATTCACCGTTGTTGATGTGGGTGAGTAATTCTGAAAGGGTGAATAGAGTCATATTTTCTATCAAATAACCATTCCAATCGTGTTTGTTGAAATGAAAATCACCTCGTTTTAGAATATCTGGACAAAACACCATTGCTACCTCATTTCCGGGGATTTCGGTTGGAGTATTGCGCATACGAATAGAATCGACCACGATCATGTAGACGCCTGGGAATTGCCCATCTGCAGTCAGTAACGGATTTTTATTATCTGTAGTCGTGTACCCCAGAGACTCGATCTGGTTGTATCCTCTTTTGAGTTCATTGTATATCTCTCCTGTCTCGAGAATCTTTTTCAGATTGGAAATATCGGTCAAATGAATAAGATACATAACATTGTTCATCGTTGTATTTTATTTACATTTAGGGATATTTTTAAAAATGGAGATGCAACGTTTCAAAAAATCCTTTTCATCCCTAAATAAAATAACATGTCTGCTATTCGTAGAAAAAATAAACGAAGCGCCAGACGAAGCGCCAGACGAAGCGCCAGACGAAGCGCCAGACGAAGCGCCAGACGAAGCGCCAGACGAAGCGCCAGACGAAGCGCCAGACGAAGCGCCAGA